ACCCTGAGTATCGCAATCACACTGCAGCACGTCGGGAGCCATTATCTCCGCCAGGTGAATTGCGGTACGACCTGTTCATACTCGCTCGCATCAACAGAAGGGGTTGAGTCGATTTACTACCGGCTTAGCATCGCTAAGTGACCGCCGCTCGGCGGACTTTCCTTTTCTCTGGAGAAAGACATGGCCGGTGGTCTCAAAGACGGTGGCGATCCGAAATACGCAGCGAATTGCGCGCACAAGTCGCGCACTGCGCCCGCAGGCAAGTTCGATGGTGGCAAGCCGCCGAGTGGTCCCAAGGCTGAACCCGTGCGCATCAACGGCATCCGTGCGCCGAAAGAGCGGGGCGTCTCGAAATGAAGTTCTTCGTCGTCACTACGCCCACGGGTGAAGAGATCACCGTAGAGGCCGACAGCTGGGACGCGGAAGGCGGACTTCTGGTGCTCAAGAAGGGGGCGGATTCCGTAGCTGTATTCGTTCATTGGTGCCACTTCGTGACTGGTGCGAGATGAGCAAGCTAACGACCAAGGCGCGCAAGTCCCTGCCGAAGTCTGAATTCGGCGAACCTGGCAAGCGCGCCTACCCGATGCCGGATAAAAGTCACGCAGTGAATGCTAAGGCTCGAGCAAGCCAGATGGAAAAGGCCGGCAAGCTCTCGGAGTCGGCAAAGGCGAAGATCGACGCAAAAGCGAATCGCGTTCTCGGGAAAAAGAAGAAATGAAGCCGAACAGCATCGAGCATCGAGTCAGACGCCGGGCAGAGATCAGCGACTTCATGCGCGCTGATCTCGACGCACTACTAGCCGAGGAAACGAAACAGGCGGCCGCTCGCATGGCAGCCAACGCAATCCACTGGCATGTACAGCGCGCCCGGGTGAGTGTCGGCGACATTCGGGGCAAAGAAATCAAACAGAGCGGCGCTTAATCAAAGGAAATCAAACGTGGCTCGCGGCGGCACGCGCAACGGAGCGGGGAGAAAGCCCGGCGCATTGACGAAGAAAACTCGTGAGATAGCTGAAAAGGCTCAGGAGCAGGGAATCACGCCGCTTGAAGTCATGCTCGGCACAATGCGCGCTCTCTGGGAGCAGGCTGAGCAGGGCGAAGTGATCAATGACGGCACCAGAATTCAGACGCCTCTTGATCTGCGCATCATGGCGGCCGATGTAGCGCAGAAGGCAGCGCCCTTCATTCATCCGAAGCTGTCGAATGTCGAGGCCAACGTTAAGGGAAGTCTAGGCGTCACCGTGACTTCCTCGCCGCTTGACGAGGCGCTATGAAGCTCACTGAGAAACAGATGCAGGCGCAGAAGGTGATGGCGAGCGACGCCACCCACCTGATGCTGTTCGGTGGCAGTCGCAGCGGCAAGACGTTTCTTCATGTTCGGAATATCTGCATGCGCGCGATGAAGGCGCCAGGTAGCCGGCATGGCATCTTCCGTTTCCGCGCACTGCATGTGCATGAGTCGATTGTGCTCGACACATTTCCGAAGGTGATGAAGCTGGCATTTCCGGGCGTGCCATACACGATGCACAAGGGCGATGGCTACGCCAGCATCCATTGCGGCAGCGGCGACGACTCTGAAATATGGTTCTCGGGACTGGACGACAAGGAACGTGTTGAGAAGGTTCTGGGGAAGGAATTCGCTACCCTGTATTTCAACGAGTGCTCGCAGATTCCAATGGGATCAGTCGATACCGCGGTGACCCGGCTCGCGCAACTCGTCATGACGCAGATCGATGGGGCTGAGTCGCAGCCGCTCAAGATGCGCGCTTATTACGACTGCAACCCTCCCTCTAAAGCGCATTGGACCTACAAGCGCTTCATTCAGAAGATTGACCCGGAAACCGGCGAACCGCTGCACAACCCGCACGACTACGCCAGTTTCCAGATCAATCCGCAGGACAACACGGCCAATCTCAGCGACACATATCTCCAGACTTTGCAGGGCATGAGCGCGCGGCTTCAGAAGCGCTTTCTGAAAGGCGAGTTCAGTGATGCGACACCGAACCAGCTATTCGCTGAGGAGACGATCGACAAATGGCGCCATGCCGATACCACTCCGCTTCCTGACTTCGTGCGCGTCGTCGTCGCTGTCGATCCTTCTGGGTCGGGGGACGTGGACAACGCCGACAACGACGAGATCGGCATCGTAGTCGTGGGCCTTGGAACGGATGGGCGCGCCTATCTGCTGGACGATTGCACGGTGAAAGCTGGGCCGGCTACATGGGGCGCTGTTGCAACCAGCGCGTTCGACCGGCACGCGGCCGATGTCGTCGTTGGTGAAATCAACTTCGGTGGCGCGATGGTGCAGCACGTTGTGCAGACGGCTCGCCCAAGGACGCCATTCAAACAGGTCACGGCCTCGCGCGGCAAGGCAGTGCGGGCTGAGCCGTTCTCTGCGCTATACGAGCAGGGAAAGGTGCGGCACGTCGGCACCTTCCGCCAGCTTGAGGACGAACTGACGGCGTTCTCGACGGTTGGCTATCTCGGCGAAGGCTCTCCAAACCGCGCTGATGCTCTGGTATGGGCGTTGACTGAACTGTTTCCGGGTCTCGTGCGGGATCGCAGCAAGAAGAAATCCGACCTTCAAACAATACCGAAGCGCCCTGTTGTGCTGGGTAGCGCCATCGGCGGCAACTGGATGTGACCATGGCTGACAATCACAAGACCATCATCAAACGCGCGCAAGAGCGCTTTGCGGCCTGTCAGCAATGGGAGAGTGCCGCGCGTATGTCTTTCAAGGACGATATCCGCTTTCTCTTTGCGGACCCCGACAATCAGGAGCAATGGCCGGCGCAGACGCGTGCGCAGCGGCAACTTGCCGGGCAGCCGATGGTGACGATCAACAAGACGCACACGCACTGGCTGCATGTGGTCAACCAGGGCAAAGAGAACAAGCCGGAAGTGTCGGTCAGCCCGACGGGGGACGCATCGACCTACGAGAGCGCGCAGATATTCGAGCAGATCATCCGCCGCATCGAGTACATCAGCGACGCGCAGACTGCCTACGACAAGGCGAGCGAGTTTCAGGTGGGCGGCGGCATCGGCTACTGGCGAATCGTGACTGACTACACGGACGAGAACAGCTTCGACCAGGAGATTTTCATCCGGCAGATCCCTGATCCGCTGTCGGTCTATATGGACCCGCACATCAAGAATCAGGACGGCAGCGACGCACGCTATGCGTTTGTATTTGACGATATGCCGCGGGATGTCGCCGAGCGCAAGTACGGGAAAATCACCGGCCGTCAGCAGGTAGGCGACGGTGCTCAGTCATGGTCGCGCAGGGACTCGGTTCGGGTGTCGGAATACTACGAACGCGAGGAATCCAAAGAGTGGCTATATGCGATTCCCACGGATGACGGCGGCACCATGCTTACGCGCGAGTCTGATATGCCCGCTGAAGGGCGCCAGTTGCTCGCACAGGCCATGGAGCAGAACAACGAGGTCCAGCGCCGCCGCGTTGCCAAATGGACTGTGCGCTGGTATCTGCTCGTCGGTGATGATGTAGCCGACAAATCAATCTGGGCAGGCAAATACATCCCGATCATCCGCGTGCCGGGTGAGGAAGTGATCATCGAAGGGCGGTTGGACCGCAAAGGGCTGGTCCGCTATCTGAAGGACGCCCAGCGCGCCTATAACTACAACGCATCCGCGGCGCTGGAATATGGTGCGTTACAGAGCAAGTCGCCTTACCTGGCGCCAGTCGAGGCGATCGAAGGGCTGGAGAACTATTGGGCGACGGCCAACACGCAGAATCACGCCTATCTGCCGTACAACCACGCCGACGAGCAGGGCAATCCAATTCCCCAGCCGCAGCGCCAGCAGCCTCCGTCAAGCGCACCTGTATTCCTCGAGGGGATGCAGGCTGCCGAGCACGAAATGATGATGGCTTCGGGACAATACGAAGCAACGTTCAGCGCGCAGGGCAACGAGATCAGCGGTGTATCGATCGAGCAGCGCCAGAAACAGGGTGAGCGCGTTACGTTCCACTTCCAGGACAATCTGGCGAAGGCGATCCGCTATACGGGCAAGCAGCTCATCGACCTGATCCCCAAGATTTATGACACCAGGCGCGTTGTCAGGATCATGGACGAGACGGGAGAGGAGCAGCAGATTCAGATCGATCCGCAGGCCAAGCAGGCTATCCAGCAGAAGGAGGATGCCGGCGAGGCCAAGGTTGCGACGATCTTCAATCCGTCTGTAGGCACCTACGATGTCGTGGCGAAGGTTGGCCCGAACTTCGAGACGCGAAGGGAGCAGGCATTCGACGCGATGACCCAGCTTCTCGCGGCGCAACCAGCCCTTGCGCAGGTCATTGGCGATCTGTACATGGGAACTGCGGACTTCCCGGCCGCTGACAAGTTGCAGGAGCGCATGCGGAACTGGATTCCGAAGTCGATCCTTGGCGAAGGCCCGACGCCTGAAGAACAGCAACTACAGCAGCAGCTACAGCAAACGATGCAGTTGCTTCAGACGCAACACCAGATGCTCAACGACAAGAGCATCGAGCAGCAATTGCAAGCCAAGCGCGTTGACATGGACGCTCTCAATCACCTGGCGCTGCGCATGGAGAACGACAACAAGGCGATTCTCGACGCGTTCAAGGCTGAGACAGACCGCCTCAAGACGCTTGCGCCGGCCATGGGCGAAGGCGCGCTCGAGCCGATCATCCGCAAGGCTCTCGCAGAGATTCTGCTTGCCCCCAACCCTGATGCAGGCATTGCGCCCGATTCCGCTGACCCGGCAAACCTGTATGCAACCCATATCGAAGGCGTATTAGCGCCTCCAGAACCCGCAGCACCACAACAACAGCAACCCGCCTAACCGGAGAGAACCATGAGCGACGTACAGACTGATCCGCAAGTCATTGACCAGAATCCGCCCGCAGGTGATCCGGCGCCGGCCGATCCAGTCGAAACCAAGGTTGATACTTCGTGGGTGCCGAAGCGCATCAGTGAGATAACCGCGGCGCGACGGGCAGCCGAAGCGCGCGCGGCCGAACTCGAAGCTGAGAATGCACGACTGCGCGCCGCAGCCACGGCAGCGCCTGCCGAACATCAGCAGCAACAGCCGGGATCGAATCAATCTGTCGAGGAACTCGCAAAAGCCTACGCCACGCGGATGGTGCGAGAGCAGACCGAACAGCAGACCCTGCAATCTCGAATCTCAGCAATCAATGAGGCCGGCGCCAAGGAATTCGGTGATGACTTCGACAAGTCAGTCCAGAACCTGAACATGGCCGGCGTGGGCGGACCTGACTTTCTACGCGTGCTGTCGAGCATCGAAGGCGCGGAAAAGGTCGTGACGTGGCTCGGCAAGACAGAGAACCTCAACGAAGCCATGCGCATCGTTTCTCTGGACCCGGTACAGATGGGCATCGAAATGATGAAGCTCTCGCCGAAGGCAGCGAAGGCGCTTTCGAAGCAGATCAGCAAAGCCCCGCCTCCGATTACGACGGTAGACGGTGGTGGCAATGGGGATGATGGAGTGATGCCCGATCCGAGCAACACGAAAGCATGGCAGGAGTGGCGCAGAAAGACCGCGCGTCGTCGGTAAAGGGTTCCGCGCTGTCAGCTACGGTCGGCGTAGCAGCTTGATACGGGCAGCGTGGCGACTCATTTGCATGGAACCGCGTAGTCGCAATCCCTGAATCGCCACATCAATAGTGTAGACGAGATTTACTTCCGGCTTACCCTATCAGTGACCGCACGGAGTGCTTTGCGCTCCTTGGTGGGACATGAGGCCAAGGTGAGCCGCAATCACCGGATTAGCCCGTCAAGTAGGTCTCCGCAGGGCAGAGACAAGTCGCCAGCAATGGCTCCTTCGTTTTTGCCTTAAGGGGATCTGTCATGAGCAACTCTCTGCTCACAATCAACATGATTACCAATGAGGCGGTGCGTCTGTTCACGCAGACCAACGCCTTTTTGCGCACCGTCAACCGTCAATACGACGACCAGTTCGCACGCAGCGGCGCCAAGATCGGCAACACGCTGCGCATTCGCATGCCGAACGATTACGTCGTCAACACCGGCCCGGCAATCACGCCGCAGGGCACCAACGAACAGAACGTGTCGCTGACCGTCGCGACGCAGGCCAACGTGCCGGTTTCGTTCGGCACCGCTGAAAAAACCATGTCGTTGGACGACTTCAGCGAGCGCATCCTGGCGCCCGCAGTCAACCGTCTGGCCGCATATGTGGCCAACGATCTGATGAGCGTCGCCGGCTCGTCGTGCAACATCGTCGCCAAGACAAATGCAACGGCATCGCCGGATGCGGGTACGTGGCTGCAAGCTGGTGCAGTGCTCGATCAGAACCTGGCGCCGAAGATGGACCGCAAGATCATCCTCGACCCGCTGACGCAGGCCCGCACGGTGCAATCGCTCGCCGGCCTGTTCAACCCGCAGCGCAAGATTGGCGACCAGTTCGAAAGCGGCATGTTGACGACCGACACGCTTGGCTTCGACTGGATGAGCGACCAGACGACGCAGATTCACACGACCGGCACGTTCTCGGCCGGCACGGTCAACGGCGCTGGTCAGACCGGCAACACGCTCGTCACGAACGCGATCACGGGCACGCTGAACAAGGGCGACATCATCACGATTGCAGGCGTCAATGCGATCAACCGCCTGACGGGCCAGACCTACGGCACGTTGCAGCAGTTCGTCGTGACTGCAAACGTCTTGACCGGCGCGACCTCGATCCCGATCTATCCGGCAATCGTGCCTGCTCCGGCCGCGTTCAACACGGTCACGGCATCGCCGGCCAACTCGGCTGCGATCTCGCTCGTGATCCCCGCCTCGACCTCGTATCGCCAGAACCTGGCCTACTACCCGGAAGCATTCACGTTGGCGACCGCCGACCTCGAAATGCCGACGAGCGGTGTGGTCGAAGCTGCGCGCGCGGAGTTCGATGGCGTCGCAATGCGGATGATCACGGCGTATGACGTGATGGGAGACAACCTGATCACGCGTCTGGATCTGCTGTATGGCTACGCAACGATCCGGCCGGAATGGGCCGTCGTCGTGGCTGACATGCTGTAACGAGTCTCCTCGGTGTGGTTTTGGAGCCGGGGTCATCCTCGGCTCCTTTTTTAGGAGCAGCGATGCGCGCTTCCTTCGTTCCCAACAACGTCAATATGCGCAACTTCACTGCGCCTTATACGTTCGTTGAATACCCCAAACATGTGCAGCTCGCCGATGGCTCGTTTCTCGTCGTCAACAACGCCGATGAAGAAGCTGCGGCGACTGCGACAGACGAACCCGACGAGCGCGCTGAGTTGATGGCGCAAGCGAAAGCGCTTGGGCTGAATCCGCATCACAAAGCCGGCATCGAAAAGCTGCGTGAAATGATCGCGGGGCACGCCCATGTCTAACCCCGTTTTCAACACGAGCGGCTCGTATTCGACCGTCTACACGCAGAAGGGCGTGTATTTCCTGCAAGGCGGGAATTACTTCGACCCCGCGTTCAAATACGTCAGCGCTACGCCACCGGTTGACCGTCAGTCGATGAGTTCGGAGCGCTCGGACGTGGTTAGCATCATCGGCGGCACCATCGACGGCGTAACGCTTGGCGCAGGAGTCACAATTTCGGGTAGCGCAACGCCCTCTGGCGCTGCTGGCGGGGACCTAGGTGGAACATATCCCAATCCCACAGTTGCCAAGGTCACAGGCGCGCTTACGTCGTACAACGGCGACACGCTGGTTGGCAACGGGCTGAGTGCCATCGTCGCGCAGGCCAACCTGGTGAATCAGTCTGCGAACGTCGCGTCTGCCACGCTATACGCAGTGCCGGCCGCAGAGGGCGGCTTGTATCGCGCCTCGTGCTATGCCGTCGAAACGACAGCAGATGGAGCCTCATCGACTCTGCCGAGCATTGGGATTGGTTGGACCGATTCCGATTCGAGCACTCCGTTGCTCGCCAATTCGGTTTCGTCAACCAACACAGCCAATGCTGTAGGTGCATTCGGCCAGGGCGCGCAGGTCGTGTACGCGAAGGGCGGCACGAACATCACCTATCAGACGAGCAATTACGCATCTGGCACTGCTGGTGCAATGAAGTATGCGGTGCATGTGAAGCTCGAGCGGCTGGGGTGATCGATGAGCGTTCCGGTACCCAAAACGCCGTCGGATTTGCTGACCCTCGCGCTGAAGATGGCGAATGTGCTTGGTGTGGGTCAGGTCGCGTCCGCAGAGGACATGAACGACCTGTTTAACCTGATGAACATGATGCTGGCGCAATGGCAGCGGCGCCGCTATATGGTCTACCAGCTCATCACGGCATCGAAGCAGGCCACGGGAGCGATCTCGTACACGGTCGGTCCTGGTGGCGACTTCAACATTCCGCGGCCGGCCAAGATCGAGTCAGCGTATTTCAGGCAGAACGTGGGCACTCCATTGCCGGTGAGCTACCCGCTTGAGATTCTGCGCGCGCGCGAGGACTACAACCGGATCTCGATCAAGGACCTCAACGCATTCCCTCGATATGCGTTTTATGACGCCGGTTATCCGCTGGGAAATCTGTTCGTGTGGCCGATCCCGAACAATCAGTATGAGATCGACATCACGGTAATGCAGCAGTTGCAGCAGTTCGCCACGATCAACGACCAGATCGCATTGCCGCCGGAATACAGCGCCGCGATCATGTGGAATGTCGGGCTGGAAGCCTATGCGATGTACGGGCTGCCTCCTGATCCGATCGTCGTCAAGAAAGCTCAGGCGGCAATGGACATCATCGAGGAATCGAACGCCCAGATTCCGATGCTCCAGATGCCTTCCGCGCTTCGCGGGCAGCGATCCGGTACTTACAACATCTACGGCGACTCCTACATCGGGAGTTCTCCTTGAAATTTCCGCTGATCACCGGTGCGTATCAGGCCAAATCGCTTGTCGCCAATGCGCAGCGGTGCGTGAATCTGTATGCGGAAAAGAATACGCAGGATTCGCCATTCCCGTTCACCTATTACCAGACTCCGGGCCTCACATTGCTGGCGACTGCGACGCCTTTCAGTGGGAGCGGCTGGCGTGGACTCTTTTCGGCATCAAACGGTACGACCTATGGGGTTTGCGGGTCATCTGTTTATGCCATCAACGAATCATGGACGCTTACGAAACTTGGCGACATTTCGTCTAACAGCGGCGTTGTCTCAATGGTGGACAACGGCACCTATCTGGTGATCGTGGACGGGTCGTCTAGCGGTTGGACGGTGAAGCTATCGAACAACAGTTTCGCGCTGCTCGGTGATGCTGCGTTCCTTGGTGGCGTGACAGCAAACTTTGTTGACGGCTTCCTGGTGTTCAACTCGGCTCCGATGAACGAGTGGTACATCTCGGTCGCCAATGAGATCACATTCGACGCGACGCAATTTGCCTCCAAGCCGGGTTACTCGGACAAGCTGGTCGCAGTTGGCGTCGTCAAGCGTTACGTCTATCTGTTTGGTGCGGCCACAACAGAAGTGTGGTTCGATGCCGGCGACACACCGTTCCCGTTTGAGCGCCTGCCGGGCGTGTTCATGCAATATGGCTGCGCATCAGCGGATTCGGTTGCCCAGATGGATGGCGATCTCTACTGGCTTGCTCAGTCCCCTCAAGGCGTTGCGTTTGTCTGCCGGACATCGCAGTTCAACGCCAAACAGATTTCTACGTTTGCTCTTGACAATGAGATCGCAGGTTATTCCGATCTGAATCAGGCAATCGGATTTACCTACCAGATCGAAGGCCATTTCTTCTATGTGCTGACCTTCCCTGTTTCGGACAAGACGTGGCAATACGACCTAAGTACCGAACAGTGGAATGAACTTTCATGGGTCGATAGCGACGGCAATCTACGCCGGCATCGTGCGAACTGTTATGCCTCTGCGTATGGATCGCCAATCGTAGGAGATTGGGAAAACGGCAACCTGTATCTATGGGATGTGAACAGCTATACGGACAACGGCAACCCGATCCCGCGGATTCGTTCGTTCATGCACAGCGTGGACGATAACAGCGACCGCATGCGTTACCGCGAGTTCATCGCGAACATGGAAGTCGGCAACGGAACTGGCGCATATGACGATGTGCCGGTTTTCCTGCGCTGGAGCGATACGCGCGGTAAGTCATGGGGTAATGCGATCAGCACGAGCCTCGGTCTTGAAGGCGAATACATCAAATCTTTGCAGTTCCAGCGGCTCGGCATGGCGCGCGATCGCGTCTTTGAGCTTTCATGGTCGGCGCCGGTCAAGACTGCGCTCCTGGGTGCCTGGGTTCAGGCCGAATCCAACAGGCAGTGACCATGGCGAACCTTCAGGCAAATGTTCCGCTGGTCAGTACGCCGTTCGTGGATGGCAACGGTAACGTGACTGAAGCATGGTTTCTGTTTCTGATCCAGCTATGGAGGCGCACGGGCGGCGGTGGTGGTGATACGGGATCTATCACATTGAATGACGTTTTAAGTGTTGAAGAAACGTTCGCGCAACATCCCGTTGTCTCTGCTGACGGCCTCATGGGAGAGATGGTTTTCTCGTGTTCGGAGACTGAGCGAAATCTGCTGGACATGATCTTCGCGCCGATACCGACGCAAATGGTCAATGAAAGCTTCACGAGCGGCACGGATTTCACGCCCGGGACGACCACATCGCTGACGCTCAAAGAGTCGTTCAGCTCGGCTGCTCAGCTACTTGTGTTCTTCGACGGCACGTTCCAGGGAGATGACCAGTACTCACTGACACGCACAACGCTGGCTTTCACGAGCGCGATTCCGGTGGGTGTTAGCAAGGTCTACGTAAAAGGATTGAGATGAAACGAGTACCGGTTTCGATTCCACCGCTTGCGCTCACGACGAGCGCCCAGACCGCCTATCTTGCGCCGGCCGGCACGACGACGACCGTTGCGAATCTGTCGGTGACGAATACGAATGCGACTCCCACATCAGTCACCTTGTACAACGTGCCTTCGGGAGGAACAGGCAGCGTTGCAAACGAATTCCTTGCGGCGTTCATGTTATCCGCAGGGCAAACCTATGTACCTCCCGCGGCTATTGGCCTGACCCTGGCGCCGGGATCGACTTTGCAGGCCCTCGCATCAGCAACCGGCGTCACCCTGATGGGTGGCGCTTACGAGACTTCAGGGAGTTAAATCATGACGAATTATCGCGGCGTTTCAAATACGAATTCCTACATTATCAACGTCAAGCTCACGCCCACGGCCGTCGGCGCTAATACCACGGCAGAGCAGATGTTCGCCGTTCAGGGTCTGAGCGTTGGCGATTCCGTCGATGTGAACAAGGCGTCGCATCAGACCGGACTGTCGATCGGGAACGTGCGCGTCTCCGCGGCGAACCAGTTGGCAATCCAGTTCGTGAACACGACGGCCGGCTCAATCACGCCTACGGCTGAGAACTACATCATCGGCGGTCAGACTGCATGAAGAACTTTCACCTTCTGGCAAGCGGCGTAGACGTAAATCCGCTCGTTCTCGCGATCAAACGGCGCCCTGAGCTGTGGCAGGAGGACACGTTCCTTCGCCACTATCCGCAAGGTCCGTTCGGCGAAACCGAGACGATCATGCTGCGCTTCCCGGAAAAGGTGGAAGGACTCACCGAAGAACAGATCGAGTTGTACAAGCAGAGCCAGTTAGCTGGTTATGACCAGTATGAGGCAGTCGATTGCCCGGCCTACAAGGTCCTGCATGAGGCTAGACCGCTCGTCATGAATCTGATGGCGCGCGTCGCCGGCGAGCGACTCGGCCGCGTGATGATCAACAAGATTGTGCCGGGCGGCCGCATTTTCGCGCACGCAGATACGCCTGAGCAGACGCGCTATTACACGAGGTTCCACGTCGTGTTGCAGGGGCTTCCAGGCGCGGTCCTGAAGTGCGGCGATGAGCAGATCAGCATGACGACGGGTGACTGTTTCTGGTTCGACAACAGCCAGGTTCATGAAGTCGTCAATAACAGTGCGGCCGATCGCATATCGATGGTCGTTGACATCAGGACGAGCCGGTAATGCTCGGCGCATGCGGACCCTACATTGACCCTCAGTGGATAGGGAGGAAGCCAGTGATCACGTTTGAGATTGAGTCGTTCTCGAAGGTATATGCGGAACTTGAACCGTTGCTTCGTGAGCACTACGGCGAGATCTCGACGCATAAGGATCATGGAGTCCCTCTTGATCCCATGGTCGAGGTGTATCGCGCGCGCGAACTCGACGGCTCTCTGATGATGGTTATAGGTCGTGAGGCCGGACAGATCGTCGCGTACTTCGTGTGTTTCGTTGCACCGGGATTGCATTATCGCGACTGCCTGACCTGCTCGCCAGACATCTTTTATGTGTCGCCTGATCGCCGCACGAGCATCGCCGGCATTCGGATGTTCCGGTTCGTAGAGAAGGAGCTGAAACGCCGCGGCGTCAAGCGCTGGGCAGTCGGCAGCAAGGTTCAGCACGACGCGTCAGCGCTGTTCAGGTTCCTCGACTTCCAGCCGGTCGAAACGATGTACGAAAAGTGGCTTTAAGGGGATAGAAATGGTCGCAGCAGCGGTGGCCGGTGCAGCAGTAGTCGGTGGCGTAGCTTCTAGCGCCATGAGTTCGAGCGCGTCGAGAAGCGCGGCGAACACTCAGGCTGACGCTGCAAACAATGCAGCCAATCTTCAATGGCAGCAGTTCCAGCAGATGCAGCAGAACTTGCAGCCCTATATGCAATTGGGGGCTGGGACTATCCCGCAGCTACAGGGCCAACTCGGCAAGCTCGGAGGCATGCAGTTCAACTTCAACCCTACCGAACAGCAACTCGAGCAAACGCCCGGCTACCAGTTCACCCTCAATCAAGGGTTGAACACGGTCAACAATTCTCTCGCCGCCAAAGGTCTCAACCTCTCCGGCGCGCAGGCGAAAGGCATCGCGGGTTATGCGACGGGGTTGGCCGATCAGACATACCAGCAGCAATACCAGAATGCACTTCAGGCATTCAACACAAATTACGGGGTGCAGTCGGATCAGTACAACCGGATGTCCGGCCTGGTGGGTCTCGGTCAGAACGCGGCGGCCGGCGTCGGCAATGCAGGACTCCAGACGGCGAACAGCGCGGGCAACTTCCTGACCTCTGGAGCAAATGCACAGGCGGCAGGCACGATCGGCAGCGCGAACGCGATAAATAGCGGAATCGGGTCACTCAGCGGCGCCGGCTCTCTCTATTCGCTTCTCAGCCAGGGCAACAACAGTTCAATTTACGGCGGCGGTGCCACTGACGCGTGGGGGACCATGTAATGCCGATCGATCCGACTATTCCTCTGGGAATACAGGCACCTCCTAATCCGCTTGCGGCGCTCCAGCAGCCCATGCAAACGGCTCAGGGGCTTCTTGCGCTCAAGCAGAACCAGATGCAACTGGGAGCCAATCAGGCGATCTCGCAGGCTTACCAGCAGTCCGTCAATCCTGATGGCACTGTCGATTTCAACAAGCTCCAGTCACTCGCTGCGCAGAATGGCGCCGGCGCATTCCTGCCTCAGTTTATGGGGCAGATCGCGCAGCAACGCAATTCCCAGCAGCAATTCGACACGTCGAAACTCGACATGGCGCTCAAGCAGCAGCAGGCTATTCGCGGCATGATCGGCTCTCTGGCAGTCGATCCGACGCTCGGCAAAGCGGATATGTCGCAGAAGATCGCCGGTCAAATTTCCGATGCCGTGCAAAGCGGAATTCTCCCGCTCGACCAGGGAATCCGGGAGATTCAGTCCATTCCTGGTGATCCGCAGGCGCAGGCTGGCTGGGTGCAGAATCACCTCATCAATTCATTGTCTGGCGAGGCGAAACTGCAAGCCGTGATGCCTCAGGGTTCGGTGATCAATACCGGCGGTCAGCAACTGCTGATGAATCGCAACCCGTTGACAGGTCAGTCAGCAGTTGCCGGCACAGTGAATAACACGCTAACCCCCGGTGAGGCTTCGTCAAACGTCGATACGGTTGACCCAGCGACCGGCGCGCACTATGCGATCACGAAGGCTCAGCAACTCGCAGGATCGCAGGGCTACACGGGTCGATACCAGCAGCCCGGACAGCAGGGCGGCGTTCCTGGTGGCTTGCAAACGTCTCTTGGCCCCGGTCAGCAGAGCGCATTGACCGCGCAGGCTGGCACGTCTAATACCGCAGCTCAGACCCTTCATGACGCTTCCGCAGATGCGCCGATGCGCATCAACCTGCTCGAGACCGCGCGCGATGCTCTTTCCGGCATCAACACTGGGCCCGGAAGCGACTGGCGCAATCAGGCGAAGTCGTTCATTAATTCTCTGGCGCCGGGCGTCGCGCAGAAGATCGGCTGGACGGGTGACGTTCAGAACTACGACGAGTTCAAGAAGATCCTTACGAACTATGCGTCGTCGGTATCTGGTTCGCTCGGCACCGGAACGGATGCGCGCTTGAATGCGGCCGTCACCGGCAACGCCAATCCGGGTATTTCGAATCTAGCCAATCAGGACATTCTCACGAAGACGATCGCCGCCGAGAAGATGCGCGCGGCGCAGGATTACGCATTCCAGAACTCGGGGCTCACGACCGACAAGTTCAACCAGTGGCAATCGCAGTGGAACAAGTCGGTGAACCCTGATGCGTTCGCATTCGCCTCGATGAATCCTGACCAGCAGGCGAGTTTCATCAAGCGCCAGTCGCCGCAGCAGCTCGCCAAGTTCAAGGGCGATCTCGGTAATCTGGTGCGCGCCGGTCTGCTGCAACCGCCGGGCGCCGCGCCGGCCGCTGCTGCTCCGGCCGCTGCTCCTACTGCTGCGCTCCCGCCCTCTGGAGTTCCGCAATGAGCAAGTACGACGACATCATCCAGGCCGCGGCGAAGCAGTACAACGTCGATCCGAACCTGATCCGAGGAATTATCTCGACGGAATCGAGCGGCAACCCGCAGGCAAAGTCTGGTGTCGGCGCGACGGGCCTTATGCAGATCATGCCGTCGAATTACAAGTCGCTCGGCATTACCGATCCGACCGATCCGAAGCAAAACATCTTCGGCGGCGCTCAACTGCTCTCGCAATTGCTCGACCGGTTCGGCAATGTGCAGGATGCGCTGACGCACTACGTTGGCGGCGATGATCAGAAGCAATGGGGACCGCAGACGGCTGCATATCCTGGAAAGGTGCTGTCGGCGGCAGGCATCGTAGCGCCAGCGGCCGCACCCGCTGCGCCGACCACGCTTCCCGGCATCCCGACCGCGCAATCTGGCGCGCAGAGCGACGACGCGATCTTCTCGCAGTTCGCCAAGGGAGGCGCGCCGGCGCAAGGCCAGCAAGGGCCGCAATCTGACGATGCGATCTTTGCATCAATGACGCGTGCGCCGGCACAGCCAGCAGCCCCGGCACCGGCCGCACAGCCGCAGCCCGCAGCACAGCAGCCGGGCGGTGTGTCATCGTTCTTTGCTGGCCTCGGTCATGGAGTACAGGAAACGGCGCTCGGGGCTCAGCAACTGATCGGGCATGGAGCGCAGGCGGTCGGCCTGAACAACGTTGGCAACTGGCTTGTCAATGATGCGAATCAGGGTCTCATGCGCGGGAATGCCGAGTATGCGCCATATCAGGCTGCACACCCGATCGCTGCTGGCGCGGGGAACATTGGAGGCTCCGTAGCGGCCACAGCGCCGCTCGGCGTCCTGGCTCCTGCCGCTCGTACACTCGGCGGTATGGCGGCTGTAGGGGCAGGGCTTGGGGCGGCTACTGGCGCACTATCTCCGGTCGATCCGAACAGTGCTGATTTCGCAGGAGACAAAGCGCAACAGATCGGCATTGGCGCATTGACGGGGGGCGTTCTTTCGCCGGCCGCTGGTGCGTTGGGGCGCATGATCTCGCCGAACGTCTCGCCGGAAGTTCAGACGCTGATGAACCGAGGCGTGACACCGACGCCGGGCCAGATTCTAGGCGGCGGCTTCGCGCGCACTGAGGACAAGCTGACAAGTCTCCCCGTTCTTGGCGACATGATCAAGAACGCTCAGCAGCGTGCAGTGGGACAGTTCAATGTCGCTGCCTATAACGAAGCGTTGGCGCCGATCGGAAAGACGTTCAGTGGCAATGTTGGGCAGGAAGGGATCGAGCAGGTAGGCAAGACTATTGGCAACGCATACGACTCGGTGCTGCCAAAGATGCAGATGCGTGTCGATCCGCAATTCCAGGCGGACGTGACAAACCTTGGACAGATGGCGAACAGCCTCCCTGATGCCCAGCAGAAGACGTTCATGAACGTCATCAAGACGCAAATCTTCGACAAGCTCGGCCCGCAAGGGAATATGGATGGTCAGACGCTCAAGGGGGTTCAGAGCGAACTCGCGCGCACGTCGAGCGGCTATCTCAAAGACCCATCATTCGATAACCGCCAACTTGGCGCCGCAGTAAGCGCACTCCGCGACGCGGTTGACGGCAATCTCGCGCGCGTCAATCCGCCCGATCTCGCGGGGCAACTCTCGAATGCGAATCAGGCGTGGGCGAATTTCGTTCGTCTGAGATCGGCCGCTTCATCTGCGGGCGCGATGAATAACGGTGGCGTATTCACTGGGGCACAACTGCAAAGTGCTGTGCGCGGGGCGGATAAGTCGGTCGGGAAAGGCGCAACAGCTTCTGGGAAAGCGCTGATGCAGGACCTGTCTGGCGCGGGTCAAGCTGTGCTGGGTTCCAAATACCCGGACTCCGGCACGGTGGGCCGCGGCCTCATGTCACTCCTTGCGCCGGGATCGGTAGCGGCAGGTTTGGCTACGGCTCCGACATCGACATTGGCAACGCTCGGAGGAATCGGCCTAGGCTCGCTGCCTTACACGCAGGCTGGAGGGAAATTAGCGGCAACGCTTCTGACAGCGCGCCCACAGTTTGCCCAGCCGGTAGGGAATGCCGTTTCGGCGCTCGGCCGCCTCGTCGTACCCGGGAGCTTGCCGGCGCTCCTTTCGGGCAGCCGCTGAGCACTTGAGCGCATAGATGATGGAAACGCCCGCAGAAGTTCCAACGGCGTGAAGTATCTGTTCAGTTGTCATGGTGTAGCGATCCAAAATCGCGGCAGTAGCCCGTTAAAGAGTCTCCCGAGGGCAGAGACAGGCAGCCGAAAGGCTTTTCTGTTCCTACGGGGTTCCAATAATGAGCGCATCACTACTGCCGAATGCCGAACTGCAATTTAGCGACAGCAACGGCAGCCCGTTGGCTGGCGGCAAGGTCTATTACTACATTCCAAATACGTCAACTCTCAAGAGTACGTATCAGGACTCGGCCCAGACGATCCTGAACACTAATCCTATTGTCCTCGACGCAGCCGGCCGCGCGATCGTCTGGGGATCGGGAGCTTACCGTCAGGTCGTGTATGACCAGTTCGGCAACTTGGTCTGGGATCAGGTCACCCAGGACGCTAATGCCGGCCTGATCGGGAACATGACCGACAAGCGCTATGTCGCAGGCACTGATTT